TAATGTGGGCGAGTCTTTGGAAAATCTCCAATATTCCCATATGCTACTGTCACTCTATAATCTTTTGATGGTCTTCCAAAATGGCTATAGTCATAGTCTTCGTCGTCTGGTTCTTGCAAAAACCTAGAAGGAAGCCCATGCGCTAGTGCAGAGTTATCTGTATATTCTATTGGGTCAAACACACCATCGTCTTGATCCATTTGATATACATCACTAGCAGACATGTTTAAAATTCCACGTTTATTTCTTGTATATTTTGTTTCTAAACGTTTTGCTTCTTTACTAGCACCACGTTGTGTAAGGTAATTACGACTAGTGTGCACAGCCTCACCTGTTTCATATGTCCATCCACCTTCTTCGTGACCGCCATAAGCATCACTCATTTCATGCACAACTGCACGATATGGTGCCACCTTTTCTAGCAAACGCTTTCCACGGCTAAGAGTCCTAGTATTAATTGCATGTGTTGCTTTTGCTTCACCAAGGTCTTTAGCATAATGAATCCCTTGTGGTCCATCATCTGTTTCGTATCTAGAATAATTAGAATCTTTACGCTTGTTCATTGCTGGATTTTCATCACTTAAAGCATATCCAACAGCATTTTTACCTAAAAGTGCTGCAAGTGTAGTATGACGAGAAGTTTGGTTTGGTGTTACTGGCGCACTTACTTTATCTAAGTGTGCCACTGCTCTACGGCGTTCCTCATTTGCGAGATCTAAACCTGTTCTAGTCCAACCTTCGGTATCAGGGTTATCTTGGCTTTCAGATGCAAACTGAGATTCTGCTGAATGTATGTGCCTGTCCCACATATTTACATGATCCCATGCTTTTGGCATTGCTGTTTCTTTCCAAGCATTTACACGAGCGTCCTCGTCAATACTTTTTGAAAAAGTATCTGGGTGAATGGTACTTTGACGATATTGAAGCATTAAACGTTGTTCACCAGTCTTTGCAGACGATGGACGTATTAATGCTGTAGCAATGCGATGCTGAAAATGTGCTATGCGTGAACCAGAACCTTTTTGTGGTTCTGACTGATCTTCCCAATCCATTATGCTTTACCTAGACTTTCCAAATGACCACGAATTTGATTGTTTAATAATTCTGCATGTGATTTTGCTTGCCACTCATGCTCATATGCAGGAATACTTTCTGGCTTAACATGAGGCATTCTTAACGAAGCATCACCAACATTGGGCGTATACCCAACTTTCCAATTTTCTCCAGACTTCTTAGATTCTGTAAAATCTCTTAAATTTTTTGGAGGCATCCTTACACCATTATCTCTTAAAATTATTTGAGTACGTGTAGGTTCGGGTTCAGGTTCAATCTTTGCTTTGTAATGGTGATATTTTCCAACAACAGCATTTGGATGTCGCTTAGTCATTTTCTTTCGTTTTCTTCTTTAACAAATCTAACCCTGGCATGCGATTAAGTAATGCTGGAACCAACTGGTTTTGATTATTAGTATTTGCCATTTCTTGTTCTTCTTCGGGAGAATATACCGAATCTGCCCAATGATGTTGATCCCATTCTCCATTTACTTTATGAATTGACATAGTGCCATCGGTGTACATGTAATTACCTTCAGGGCTAATAGAACGCCTATCTACAACCCTACGTTGATTAAAGCGTTGATCTACACCCCTAGACATTAGTACCCTCCTTTAGAAAGGCCCTTTTTATGCTCAACAAAGTCTTTACGAAGTGGTGTGTTTTTATTTGAATCGTTTGGGTCGTTTGGTGGCTGCCCAGGTGGTGCTGCACCCGCTACCGCAAACTTTGGTTGCTTGCTTGGCTCTTCCAAATGTTTCACACGACCCAGTGGGTAAAGTTGGCGACTTACTTGGCGACTTACTTGGCGGCGAGCATCATTAGAAGAATCTATTCCTCTAGGCATTAGTCCCAGTTCCAGTCTTTTGGATTTGTTGAATTTGACCATTGGTTGCCAACGGGATCAACTAAGATGTTTCCAGTGCCTTTTCTTTTTGGCTGAAATTGATCTCCATAATGACCTTCTTCACCTTCTGGTGTTTGGTATGACGGATCATCAGCAGATGATGGCAGAGGCATTTTCTTATTCTGCATTGCTTCACGGCTAACCTTTCGGTTAGAGTGATTGCGAGTATCATCACCTTTAGACATTACTTTCTCCTTCCATAAGCAGCAGTTGGCATATTAGCAATTGCTGGTCTTTCTTCAACGTTATATTGCATTTGCAATTCATTAGCACGAAGAGTTGCAGCAGTTGGATCAACCACTCCACCACGATCAGGTGTAAGCGATTTAAACTTACCGTCTGTTGCTCCCAACATTAGGTCATTGTTCATTGAACGACTTTCATTTACAGCCATAATTATTTCTCTTCTTTCTTTGCAGATTTCTTTACAGCACCCTGTAAGCCTTTAAAATTACTAGTTTGTTCAGCATCTGTGCCACCACCCATTTTACCCACAGGACCTTTAGACTTCTTTTTAGCAGATGCATTAGTTGGTGGTTTTGAAACTGCTTTTTCTACTTTCTTTTTAGCAGCAGTTTTAACTTTTTCTTTAGCAGCAACAGGAGCAGGTGTTTTCTTGGCTTCATCTTTTTCACGCATAGCGTCACCCTCTGGAGTTGAAGGATAGACATTTCCTTTCATAATTGTGCTTTGGGCAGACAAGTCTTTTCCTTTGTTCGCAGGATCAGGTTGGACTGCTGCTGGTCGTACATTACGCTTCTTGGGGTCTACCCCTTGTGCTCCCAAACCTACTGTATATTTAGTTTTATCTTCAGTTCCATCAGGATTTGAACGTGGACCAATAGTTCCATCACCTGCTGGTTCTATTGTTCTTTTTCCAAATCCAGTAACTGGTTTTCTTTTTGTACCAGATGCATTAGTTGGTTCAGGAGCAGATGCTGTAGTTGGAGAAGATGGTTTTGCTTTGTTCTTTTCCAAATTAGCCATAGCACCACCACTTGTACTTTGTGCAGTTGGCATTCCTGATGAACCTTGACCACGTTGATTCATTGGTTCTTTTGCTCCACCTGCAGTAGCAGATTTACTTACAGCACCTTGCAAACCTTTAAAGTTACTAGTTTGCTCGGCATCTGTTCCACTGCCCATTTTACCCACAGGACCTTTAGGTGCTCCACTAATTCTTTCTTGTGCTGCTGTTGCTGCGGAACGCTCACCTGCTGTTGAACCTCTTGATGCCACCTCTGCAATCTTTTCTGCACGAGTAGGCTTGGCTTCTGGTCCTGTTGGTGTAGCAACTGTTGGTGATGATACTGCTGTTCCACTGCCCAAAGCAAGTGGTGCTTTTCCACCAGCGATTGCAGGAGTTACAGGAGTTGGTGCGCCACCTGCTGGTGCGCCACCTGCTGGTGCGCCACCTGCTGGTGCGGCACCAATTGCTGGTGTAGCAGGAGCAGGTCCAGCAGGTCCACCAGTACGTCTTACTGGTGTTATTCTACGCCTACCTGCAGTCCCTGGAGTACGTGTGGCCCTTGAACCTTTAATAGCATCACGACCAGCAGTCATTGAAGATGCGTCTATATCGCCAGTGCGAACGCTGTTACCATCACCGTCACCATTCTGATTACCAACACCACCACGACCACCACGAGCAGTATTATTATTTCCAATTTGAATATCGCCAGTAGTAATGTTAAAACCATTGCCACGTTGCTGATTTCCTGCGTTACCACCAAAAGCAGCCTTACGTGCTGATGCTGCTGGTTCTGTTTTATACCCACCGTAATCTGGTGCGCCCATAGTTGCAGCAGCATTATTCTGTCTTGAACTTGCTTGTGGAGTTGGCTTCAACTCTCCTTTTGTCCAACCTTGATTGTTGGCTTGGGATGTGTTTGCTTGTTCTGGTCTACCACCCATACGACCACCAGTTGGAGTAATATTAGCCTGATCTATTCCTTGTGTGCCAAAATTTTGCTTACCACCAAGGCGTTGACCACCAGTTCCACCCGATGTGTTGGTAGTAAGGGATTTACCACCCCATGCCGCTTGTTGCAGACCTTCATATGGATTTATAGGCATATTAATTTACCAAACTTTGCATAGAGTAGCGGCTAGAACCTTCATAATCATCTTGCTGAAAACCGTTGCGAAACATAACTGGTGCTCCTGAAACCCATGACCTATAACTTGGGGCGTTGCGTTGTAACCCTAGAACGTCCATTATACCTGATTCTTGCTTGGCATATCCAAAGCGCTCTGCCATTAATTGTTGGGGCACAACTGGTCGTATTTGCCTAATCGTTTCTGGGTCAGAAATGGCAGATTGAAGCGCCAAATCCACCAGCATTTCTTGACGAGACTGCCACGGCTTACTCATTCTGGATCTGCTCTTGGTGACCGTCCATCTGGTTCTGACCTCCGATATATAGCAACTCCAGGTATTTGGTGGTCAGGTGTAAAACCACGATTCCACAATGCAGAACGTATAGCAGATTGGTGCCTAGAGGTGCTTCGTGAATGCTTCTTGTGAGGAACTGTCCAAACCCTATTTTCTCCTTCACCCTGACTCCAAGCAATAGGCGTGTTGTAAGAATAAATAATATGGTTAGGATTTGAATCACCCATACGTCGTGAATCTGCATCATCCATGTGCCCAACAGTATCTATTGCAGGTTCTGTTCTAAATGAATAATCACCAGTGCCTCTTCCACCAGCCCTTGAATGACTACCCTCAATTGCTCTTTGCGCTGCTTGTCGTATAGGTAAACGTTGACTACCAGTAGGGTTTCTATTTAAGGTTCTGCTACGAGCAGGTCTAGTTCTTGCGGTAGACCTGATTGGACCATTTGAATTGGAAATGAATACTGGTGGATCTGCAACATTTGGTCTACTGATCACTCTGGAGTTAGGATCATCAAGATTTTGTTGTTTTTCTTCTCTAGACATGTACATATGATCACGCTCTAACTCATCACCAATGAACAGGCTGTTTCCTGCATAGATTGGTTTTGCAAGACCATGTAATGGTCCATCTTCATCTATATGAAGTTCATTTTCCCTATACGAAATAAACCTTGCCTCTCCAAACATGTCTATTCTGTCATGACGATCATTATTTGGAAGAGAGTACGTATTTCCTGCTCTACCATATGTGGCAACGTGGTTTCTCATGTCGCCAGGATTTCTTGAATCATTTGGATGTTGAAACCTAAAAGCAGTTGGATTATCAGGGTCTACTGGGTCAGGATCTGGACCCCATTGTTTAGTTAAACGTGCTTCGTTGGCTTCATCACGTGGAAATGGTTTGTTATCAAGAAGATTATCAATGTCATCTAATGTTGATTGCGATTTAGCAAGACTTCTTGTAAATCGTTCATTGTCACGGTTATTAATAGGCATATTTTAACCTTAGAACTTTGGTCGTGGCATACCATGTGGAGGCGTAGGATCGCTATCATCATTATGAGATTGACCTCTAGGGCGGCGCAAATCATCAAACCAACCTAGTTTTTCTCCATCATAAAAGTTATTTGTACTTTGTTGTGACGGGTGATTTTCTATTGATGATTGCTCATCATCTACATATACAATTTGTTTTCTATCTTTATATGCTTGAAAATCAACAATTCTTGCTGAATTCTTGGACGTGTCTTCACCGTTAGCCATAATTAATAACGGTAATCTGAACGTTTTTGTTGCGAAGGAAGCAATTCACTACTGTCCTCAAGTTTATTCGGGTCGTCGTAAGCATTAGGATACGGTGGTTCAAAGCCAAGTGGTTCTTCGTCTTCTGGTGGGGTTTCATAGTCTGGTCTGTCAGCATGGTTTCCTGCAATGTAATTACCTTTATGATCATATGGCATAACTATTTCCACCTTGGTGCTAGTGATTTTAATCTAGAACGGCGTTCTAAACTTATTTGTTGTGACTCGTTACGTTCGTTATCACGAGAAATACCTCGTGGACCTACTTTACCATCATTTGTGAGGCGCACAGGTTCTGCCCCTGGTGGAGCAAACTTCTTACCTTCTGCTTCTAAGTTAAGTGCTGTCCACAAGTTGAACTCATCAGGCCAAAGATAGTCACCTGAATTAATCTTTTCACCTTTATGCACTCCACGAGAATACTGTCTGGCGTTCATACGGCTCAATGTGCCCATTGTTTTATCTGCCCTACGAGAAGAAGACATTGTGCCTAAGTAACCATCTGGGTATTGTGTATCTGAAGATTGTCTCCAGCCCGATAGTTGCTGATCTTTTTCGTTGCGAAATACTGGCGTAGGACCATATGTTGCTGCGGTTCCTACACCTGGACCTTGTTCAGGCTGTTGCCATTGAGTAAAACTGTTAGCCGCCACTATGCGCCCATTCCACCATTTTGAGTAGCACTAGAGGACATAAGACCACCTTGAGAACCACCACCTAAAGGTGATACAGGACGAACTTGACCACGCTTACGCCAGTAACGAGAGTTGTTACGAGTAGATGGTTTACGTGAAGACATTTGTTACTTGTAACCGTCTTTTTCATTTTGAATGCGTTGCCTGTTATTACTTTGGTTCTTTGCTATTTCTGCTTTGCTACCACCTTCTTTATAAGTTTGAGAAGGAGAACCAGGACCTGCCATATCCCCCCATTGAGCCTCATCTTTTTTTGCACGATCATAAGATTCACTACGTGCTTGAACAGTGTCGTCCTTACCGTATTCCTTACCGTATTTCTTATTAACCTTCTTAATGGCTTTTGCTTTTCCTGCTTTATCTTTCAGTATTGCTGAACCTTCAGGAGAATCTGGCTCGTGCCAAGTCTCGTATTGAGCACCAATTTTAATATTAGGTTTTTTTGGCCCCATCGCATCTGAACCATCTGGGTTGACATAACCAGAGTGTGGTGCTGCTGCAGATGCAGCATCACGTTTTGCTCGGCGCTCAGTCATTGCTTGTGTAGACATGCCACTATCATCACGAACTGTGTGGGTATCTGGTGCTGCACTTGGATGTGGGTTATACCCCTTACCATAGCCAGCGCCACCCTTGTGTCTAATCATACCCATAATTACCTCGCTATTGGTTTAAGAAATATTGCAGAAATGCTTTCGCCGTTCTCACCTATGATATCATCAAAACCTATAACATAACTAAGGTCTATGCCACGTGGGGCTACAAAACCTCTTGCAATAGCGCAGGCTTTTACTGCTTGGTTAACTGCGCTAGCACCAATGGCTCTAATTTTAGGATTTTGCCCTGCTACAACAGCACGAGCAATAATTGACCCAACGCTTTGTGGGTTGCTACTTCCTGAAACTTTGATAAATTCTTCAATAGCCGAATGTAATTCTTGTGACATATAACTCCCTAAACTCCAGTTTGTGTTACTACTATATTACTGGTAATTCACAAACTATTAAGGTGCTACAAAGTCATATACCCTCGTCATTTAAAATGAGCGTCGTTAAGAAGTAACAACATATCCTCTAAGCGCATTACAGCGTATGACTCACCAACGGCTGCTGCTCCTTTGCCTGGACGCTTTACAACAAGCAACGGTATTCCCATGTGCAGTTTACTGGCTTGCTTTACGGTGTCATTAAGCCATTCGCTTAACTTAAAAGCCTTTTGATTCTTGGCTTGGATAGCAACTTCTGCCAATGTAATGCGCTGAACTACCCCATGAATATCTCCAGCATCGTTCTCTCCAGCAAGGGCAGTTCTTCGTGCATTACTAAAACCTTGCTCTTTGAGGTAATTAACTAGAAGTGTCTCAAAGGCTGTTCCTTTGGCTTTATGCTTGTTTCCCATTATCCAACTCCCATTGCCTATCTTCATAGTGCGCTAAGACGTTAGCAACTTCATAAAGAAAGGCTGGCTCAAATAGGACAAGTACTTTTCCTTTGCCCACTAATACGGCATCAGCCATAGTACGAACAGTTTCACTTAAACATATTCCTTGTTCTTTCACACTTCCTCCGTGTACTTAGTAATGATTAAATAACCTGTCTTTGCACAATTTGTACTCGGCATATTTCTTACATTCTTACGAACAAGTACACGTTGCAACCAACGATCTGTACCATCGTAACGAGCCTGAAAAGGTTTTCGCCCATGCACAGTTGTAGCATTATCAATAACTAAAACTTCACCAGTATTAAGAACAATGTCTTTAGTGTGCTTCTTAATGGCTTCATTTAATTCTTCTAAAGCCCAAACAGCATCTTTCCAAAGACCCACCATTACAGACTTGTCATACTTTAATTGATATGAGCCATCTGGTCTTTCATTTAAAATAGCAATATCTCTTGGCTGATCAGGTTCCCCATTGGTTCTAAAACTCTCATCAACAGAAGTACGAAACCAGGGTTGCTTAAGAATGTTTATGCATTTGTCACTAAGGTCAGGAAGAATGTCCTCAAGGTCAGCATACGTAGTTGCAGCAGCAGGGTCACCTCGTAGACATAGCAACAAAACATAATCTGGAAGGTAAGGATGAAAACATGACTCAGTGTGTAAATCTAAGTTGACTTTAGAAGACGTAGATATTTGTGAATACTCTGTATTTGGATTTGGAAAAATGTTCTGAACAATACTTCCTTGTTGCTCTTGCAAGTACCCAACAGGTTGACCTAACTTATTGCTCAATTTATAAAGTAATGCATGAGTTGTAGGTGTAACCGAATCCGATAACACAGAAACCACAGGTGTAGGTGGAATAACACCAATGTCTTGCTTTGGTAATAGCAAAACGGTCATGGGGCAAACCTTACTAAACGTCTTTCTTGTGGGTTCATACTAATTCTACGACTCAACTCACGAGACAAAATTTGAGCACTACGCTCACATTGTTCAAACACTGTTTCTACCAATTTACGATATGCACGAGAAGTTAAATGCTTATCTTGTGCCTCTACCACTTCATTGTCTACATCTCTCCGTGCTTTAGCAAGTGTTACTGTGTCTCCCTTTTCTCCACCCCATTGCAAGATCAATGTACGGGCTTCAATAAGGTGTGTTTCGGTTGCGCAACGTTCTTCTAAAATCTCGGCAGTAACCATTTCTGCTTTAGAGTATGACAACCAAGCCATAAACTCCACATAACAAGCCATCAAATCACTTTCTGACAAGTCGTCTAAGTGCTGGGGTATCTGTGGAATCGCTCCCTTTGGACGATCTGGAAGTGAAAACTTCTGTAAGAACGATTGCATCGCTGGGGTGTTCAATAATAGGGAATCCGTTTGCATGATCAGGGTCTTTCCAACACTTTTCTTTGTGTGCACATTGTTTACATGTTTTATGTTCTATTGTTTCTGCCCAAATTGGGCGGGGTACTATTGTACCGTTACTTAATGCTTTTTTAACTAACAAGCAAGAAGCCAAAATTGGCTCAATGATGGAACGTTGAAAGGTTACTTCAAACTCTTTAATTGCTGAAGTTGCTTTCCATTCGTATAAAAATATACCGTTATGAATACCTGTACAAAACATGTATAGGTTTAATTGGCGTAAATGGGAAGAAAAAGGTTGTCTTATCTTCTTCCATAACCCATCATGCGTAATTTGTCCAGTTTCATATTCTTTGTATAATTCAAAGTTCTCAAAACGAACACTGCCAGCACCTACACTTTTAATTTCTAAAATTGCTTGTCCATTACCATCTTCCAATAGTCCATCAGCACTTCCCTTAATATGGTATTCTTCGCTGAAAATAGGTAATTCTGCTTCTTTAAGTATTCCTGAACGTTGCAACCAACCTTGCCATTTGGCATGAATATCATGACCAGTTTGAAAAATGTTTAAAGTTTGAAAACCAAAACTCTTTGTTTTTTCTGGTGCATAACCCAATATGTCATACATAGATGATCGTGGACACCAATCACGCTTGGCTATTTCACTTGGATGTAGATACTTTGTATCACGATTAAGTGTTTGTTGTTCATTTTCAATAGCGGCTTGTGCAGATGCAAAAGGAATTAACCTTCCTTTAGCCTTAAGGTTATTCTTTAAGTTTTCTAAACTAAAAGGTAGGTCACTCATAAAACATGCTCATAAAATCGTCCTCGTTTAGTATAACGTAGCCTTTTCCTAGTATTTCAAATTGTAGTACTGGAACTCTATCCTCTAAAATTGCTCTTTGCCTTAACTCTACTAAATCAATTACTTTTACTGAATACTGTTTTTTGTTATCTGTAAACTTATTCTCAATCAGTAATTCATGAGTACGCACATCATTTTTACGTACCCATCCTGACCCTGACCCCGAATTTCTACTGCCATTGTAACGATCTGCTGCTTTATTTTCTTGCTTTTTAGAACGCTTCATGCGTTGCTTGTGTTCATCACCACTTCCAAAAATCATTCGTTTGGTACCTGCATATTAAAGTGACCAAATGCTGCAGCCTTAAGTGAACGTTGTAAGTCTAAATCCTCACGAACTGCTTGTAGTAGGGCATCTTTACCTTGCCATTTTTGTTCAGCATACGAATAGTATGGTCCTGCACGAGTGATTAAGTTAATAGCAATACCAATGTTAACAACATCTTTTACTGTGTCAAAGTCTCCAAAAGAAAACCCATTAGATTTTGTAAAGTAAAAATCAACTACTGCAGTCTGTTGTGGACGGTATGTCTTATTCTTAATAGTACGTGCCTTAATAGTTTGACCTACAGGCTCATCTTTTTCTTTAAGCCACTCGTCACGCTTTACCTCAACTCGTGAAAAATAGTGAAAGTTTTTGGCTTTGCCACCAGGAGTTGTACGGTTGTCTCCCCACATAACACCAATCTTTTCACGCCATTGGTTAATGATTAACCCTGTGCATGGACGATCTTCTTCAATCAACGAACGGCGTTGTGCTTTAGATGATTTGCGGAAAAACTTACCCGTCAAACGTGCTCCCAAACCGACTGTAAACTCATCCATTGCTTTTTCGGACTCATCTCCTGGAACTAACGATGGCAAAGAATCAACTACGATCATGTCAATAGCACGATTGTCCATAGCAGTAATGATTAAATCATAAACTTGTTCCATTACATTAGACTCAACTACCCACAAACGATCAATGTCTACTCCTATGGCTTTAGCATATTGTGGAACATACGCTTCTGCTGCAATCCAAAGTGCTACAAAGTCTGGGTTAATTGCTTGATTGGCAGCAATAGTCTTATATGCCAATGCTGTTTTTCCTGATGACTCTTCACCAATAATTTCACTCCATTGGTTTACAGGCCAACCGCCACCAAGCATCAAATCATAAGCAAGGACACCCGTAGTAATACGCAATACTTCTTCTTTAATCTGTGAGCCTTGAATGAGGATGTCTTCTCCACATTTCTTATTGATTGATGCAATGATTGATGCTAGGGACTGACGCTCTGCCATATTAGTTATTCCAACTTCCTTCGTCTGCTTGTGAATATTTGCCGTTCCAACCACATTCAAAACAACGTGGGGCTGGAGATGCACCATTGATCATGCTGTTGTGACCTTTTCCTGTTCGTGAAAATACATTTCTGCTTCCACACTCTGGGCACATCATGTTACCTTCTCTTCGTGCTGCTTCTCCACCTTTCCACAACCTTATTGCCGCACCCATACCAATTTGTTCAGTTGGCGCAACTTGTGGATCTAACACACGTTGTTGCGGTTCTTGCTGTGTAACAGGCAAGTTATTTTGTTTTGTAGGCATAAGGTATGAAGGTTTTGGTTCTGGTTTTTCTCCAGACAATTTTGATGACCACCAATTACTCATTTTGATTCCACCCTAATAGCGATTCCTCATCTATAATAATATGAACGTTTCCATTTTCTAAAAGTTTATTAACTAGTGATACTCCGTAAGCAATAAAAAAAGGAAGCAAGTCTTCTCTTGGCGTAACTAACTTTTCTTGTTGTTGAAGCAAGTCTAATAGCCATTCTGTAGATTCTGCAATGTTATCTAATATGCCTTGATTAACAAATAATGACCACCTACTTGCTATATCAAAAAACTCTGCTTGGGCTACATCTGGTGATGGATTTGAAAACCCCATCTCCTTAGCAAATAATTGCCCTTGAGCAATAGAAAGCATTAAATAGAATAATCGCTTATCCGCTATAGAGGTATCTTCAATATCTTCATCCATTACTTTGCCTCTGCCCAATTTTTAGCAAACTGATAAGAAACCTTAATTGGCACATTTTTCAAAATATTCCCATCACCCATAGCCTTAATAAACGGATTAATAACACTATCAATATCTTCTTCTTTGACTGATGCTACCAACTCGTCATGCACCTGAACTAGCAGATCCACACCATGATGTTGCATAGCCCAGTAAACGTCAATCATAGCCTGTTTACACAAGTCTGCTGCCGTTCCCTGCACCACTGCATTAACTGCTTGTCTTTCTGCCCTTGAACGTAACTCACTATTGGTTGAAGATAGGTCTACGAGCCTCCTACGCCTTCCATACAGCGTAGAAACGTAACCATCTCTTCTTCCTTGGGCTACTACTTGATTTTTCCAAGCGGTAAGTCCTGAAAAACTTTTGTAATAAGCACTAAGAAGTTCTTCAGCATGCTTTTTAGTGACTCCAGTTACTGCAGCAAGTTTGACAGAACCACCACCATAAGCAGTTAAAAAGTTAACTCCTTTACCTATCTGTCGTTCTTCCGAAGTTATCTCTTCTGGTTTTTTCTTAAAAACTGCAGATGCTGTAGCGGTGTGAATATCTTCATTGTTGGCAAAAATGCGTAAAAGGTTCTTGTCTTGGCTAAACATAGCCATAACACGCAACTCAATTTGGTCATAGTCAGCAACCAATAAGGTAAAACCTTCAGGAGCAACAAAGAGGCTACGAATACTAGACTCTCTTGGAATATTCTGTAGGTTTGGGTTAGACGAAGACAAGCGTCCCGTAGCAGTTCTGTGAAGGTGAAACGATGGATGAAGAACACCCTTATGAAGTTTGGGTATTAGACCATCAACATATGTTGACTTTAGTTTCTTAAGTTCTGCCCATTTTAATAAGTTTGCAACTACTTCGTGCTTATGTTGTAGGCTTTTAAGCGATTCTTCATCAACTGATGGTGATCCACCTGGTGTTTTTTTGTGTGGCTTTAAGCCAAGTCCACCCTCTGATTTCTTAGAAAAAAGAAAAGTTTGCTTATGCTTATTAGAGTCTGGGTTAAAGCCATTAGGAGCATACTTTAAAATGCTATTTAATACTGCAATTAACTCTCCATCTAAATCTTTACTCAGATTAGTAAGGTTATTTACATTAACTGGTATCCCATTATTTTCCATGTGCATTAAGACTTCCAGCACATTGCAATCTAACTTCATTGCCTGTCTAAGGTCAGCGTGAGCATTAACCTTATGCATCAAACGCTCGTACAATAACCAAGTCCATCGTGCATCTCTATGCACGTATAGCGAAACAATGTCAATTGGCTTGGTACTAACTACTTTGCCTATCTTTCCACCATTGCTATAAGCATGATGCCCTTTATAGTTTGTATCTATCAAGTTCTCTAATGAATAACTCATCAAATTCTCATTAACTAAGTGTTGAAGAATCATAGTGTCTACGTAAGGTCCTGGATGTACTTCTCCGTAATACTTAGATATTGACCTAGAGTCAAACTTTACGTTATGCCCAACTTTTAGTAAGTCACTAAAAAAGATAGGTCGTAACCTTTCAAGAACAACTGACCGTGTTAATTGTGCAGGTGGAGTGTCATACACCGCTTCAATTTCATAACGTGCTTTAGCCGTAGATTCAACTCCATTTTTCAAAAGTTTTCTAAAGCCTTCGGGAGGTACTGATGAACCATCTCCAATTTCACCTGCCTGTAAGACAACACCTATAGTGTGACCCATAGGAATTGCCCATGATTTTCCTTTAGTAGCAATACCTAACCAAAAGACTTCATTACGCATTGGGTCAACAGCAATGTCTTCTTTGTAACGTTGCTCAAGAATATCATGCGAACGCTGTAGCACTTCTGGACTCTTGTTTTTAAGAGTTTTGATGTGTTGTTGAAACTCAACCTCTAAGTGTTGGAGCATATCTTCATGACGCTCCAACACCGTTTTGGTTTCCACATCGTACGCAAATGCGCCTATTTCAGTAACGTACTTAACAATTTCGTCAAGTTCTTCTACTGTGGTTACAATTGGGGGAATTAAGTTCCCCATGTACTAATTCCCTAAGTCTTCAGCAGCAATTGATGAAAGTTCTTGGTATGTAGGAACTTTCATAATTGAGGAATCGTATTGAGCCTCATTCAAGCGACTTGATGTAGCCTCGTCAATTGGCTGGATGCGCCATTCTTCTAGCAAATCACGCTCACGGATGACCTGTAGGTTGTATGACGTTGTAGCGCCTTTACCAGTGCGTGATACTGCCCAATAGTGCTTCATAAGCGGTCCAGTTTGTGGTGCTTTGTTCAAGTTGCGCAACTGGTCAACTACACGAGGACCAATTTCAAAAGAGCGGTTTACTGGGGCATCTACTGTGTTAAGTAGTGCAATGTTAAAGGCAATGCGTTGTGATGGGCGATTACCTGTTGCACAGATTGGGCAACCACGCTCTTCTAGTTCACGCAAGCAAATAAATGACTTTTGTCCCTCACGCTCAACCCAGTGTTGGTGCCAAGCAGCATATGGCTCGTCACTCAAAAATCTAATAACTTGAACTTCTTCACTTACCTTCAAACGCTGTGCGTATTGTGAATCGGAACTTTTCAATGCGTCAACTTGTGACCAACCGCCACGTAGCAACTTGCGAGGTGCTTCATTTGGTACTTCAAGCGTAATCGTTGGAGATGGTGCTTGGTTGTTTTTAATTAGTGGAATGTTATTTTCGTTAATACTGTAATCCCTAGGCATATGTTTCCTTATGTTTGTGTGTGTTTATTGGGGCCAATTATCTTTGATGTGTTTTCTAAAACCGTTCCAATCGCCATGATTAACTTTATGGATATTGAAAAGGTCCATTGCTTGAACCATGAACTCTACCTGCTCTATCGTGTATAACCTCCTACCTTTACTAGTTTTTTCTGGTATTTGTAAACCTTTTGGTTTGGGTGTCCTGTACTTTGTTTTGGGTAACCATCCGTTATGTTCCCATACTCGCAGGGTAGACGGACTCTTGTCAAGTGCTTTGGCTAATTCTCCAATAGTGCACATTTCAAGTGTTGACCCACTAATAATGTACTTTTTAAACTTAGCCCCATTGTACCTATCTTCGGCAATTAGTTTTGTTGCTTTTTGCCTATTCTTAGGTATTTTGTTTCCTGGGTAATCCTGAATATCATTAAAAAAACTTAGAATGTCTTTAACCATTACGCTTTAAAAGCCCATGATTCTTTTTCAACATAGAAAGATTGTACTGCTGCAGTCAGGCTTTTATCATTCCAAGCAATTCCAAGCAACTTATCTTCATTTAAAACATCATGTGCAGGAATTGTTTCTTTAACGTCATCCCAATAGCCATTTGCTTTAGCCCACTCTGTGGCTGTTTCTGTGCTGAATGACTTAGATACACGACGTTCACGCTTCAATTCATGACCACCAACATTGAGCCAGCGATGACCATTCTCGTCAGGTGTTCCAAACTTGTCTACCAATGTGCTTAAATCTTTTTTAAGTTTGTCAACTTTTGTTTCTAGTGATGAAAGAAACTTCTTTTGCGAAACAAACTCTTCAACTATTTTTGTAAAGTGTTCTTCGTTGTATGTATCATTTTCCATGTTAAACCTCTGAATGTTGTAGGAACTCTGTTAGTGAACTTAATGTCAATTCAAATCTACCTTGCGTATCGTATCCTTTGTCTATAAATGCTTCATTTATTTTTCTTTTTTGTTGCAACATTTCATATTGTCTTTCTTCAATGCTGCCTTTCATAACAAAAGAAACAATGTTAACGTGCGGAAACTCCGACGATAACCTAATAATTCGTGCTTCTCTTTGGTCTAGTTTACCTGCTGACCAAGGCAAGTCATATGATATCAAATAGTTTGCTTGTGGCAAGTCTACTCCATAGCCACCAGCATCCGATGATAAAAAAAGGCGAGTATTTATGTCGGTTTGAAACTTTTGTTTAGATTCATCTTTTTGCGTAGCAGTTAAGTCACCTGTAAATAAAACACTTTTTGTAATGTCTTTGGTTGCTTCAGCAAGAATTTTAAGATTTCTTTTAAAGAATGAAAATAAAACAACTTTATTAGTAGGATCAGCGTTTAGTACATCAGTAATATAATCAATTACTGCATCAAGTTTTGGTGTTTCATATGGTGTTTTAAGCCACTCCATGTCTATAACTTCTTTTGCGTACTTACTACCTTCATCCCCATTTGGGTTGGCATAGTCTAAGGCTGAATTAAGCACTAATGATGGGTTATCGCAAAGCATGCGAAGAATAGTTAGTCTTGACATGATCTGCCCTTGCGCTTCATTTGAGGCTGCATTTCCATTGTAATGTGACCACAAATCAAAACCTTTACCATGTTGCTTTAAGGCTTGTTGAATCTGCACAAGAAGGTCATTTGCAATATGCGTGTATGTTTCTGCGCCTTTATCATCAAATTGAACAGGTATTACTGTAGATATAACTTTAGGAAGTTGATCTTCAATGTCTTTTCTACTTTTGCGAACCATAGAACCTTCTAATGATTTGTTTAAAAGGTTTAAGTTTCTATATTTTGTGGCTTTTCCATAACTGTCACGAACAATAAAGGTTCTATCAAAAGTATCAAACTTCCCAAGAACCGTGTCATCAACAAATTCCATAATAGAAAATAGTTCTTCAGGTTTGTTTTCAATAGGTTGTCCAGTCAACGCAAACCTGTAGTGACACTTTTTGCCTAACTTCTTAATCATTCTTGAACGCTTTGCTTTTGGCGATTTAATCATGGTTGCTTCGTCAATAACCATTGCTTCAAACCGTAACGAAGAAAAGAGATGTTGATCATTGATAAGGGTTTCGGGATTGACAATTACATACTGTGCACGTAGTGCTGCCCTCCACAAGTTTTCTCTAGCCCGTGCTGGTCCATCAATCACTATGGCACGAGAATTAGTAAACTTATTAATTTCCCTTAACCATTGGTACTTAAGTGCTGCTGGAACAATGATAATCACTCTAGATATTTCCCCAAGTGCAAATAACTCTTCTAATGAGTTAATGGTAATTACAGTCTTTCCACCACCCATTACAACTGCTAATAGCAATCTTCCTTTATCCACCATTTTTTCACGAGCATCTTCTTGAAACGGATACAACGTGCCATTAAAAGTCATAGTAACCACCAAGGCAATGAGTTGGCATGCTTAACAGCAATTTGCAAATCCTCATTGCTCATTTCTCCTATGTCCTTTGCTTTTGTGTGCTTATAGTATAACCACTGAATGCCTTGTCTAAATGGTGGTAAAGACTTCATAAGTTCTTTGCCCACAGTAATACCTGCCTTATCATTATCCAAAGCAACAATCAAATTGTCGCAACAACCTGATAAGAGTTTTATTTGCTTTTTACTAATGTTCACACCAAAACTTGCTAAACATTGCACACCCTCAAAAGCAGAAGCAAAACGAACCACATCTAATGGGGATTCCACTAAAATTGCCGTATTAGAGTTAAACACATCTAAGCCAAACAGAACCTCGGACTTAGAAACTCCTGTAGGGAAATTTAGAACTCCTGTAGATGACTTCTCCTGCCACCCCATTAGTTCACCACTAGGTGAAATTATTGGAATAATCCAAGACTCACGATAGGTATCCCATCGGATACCATGCCTTTCTGCCTGTGCTAAGGCAATACCACGCTTGCTCAACTGGCTTTCAGGAGGAGAACAAAATGACATGTACTTTTCCCAATCCACAATTGCTTCTTTTTTGTACACTTTTGGATTAGTTAATTGATCCATTCCACTATTAATCATTAAGTTATAAATGGTAGATACGGATTCATAACTACCTGTAATCTCTGCAACCAGTTGCGGAAGGTTTCCACGTGCTCCACAAGAATGGCATATCCATAAACCAGAACCAATGTTAATAGACCATGATGGTGACCTGTCTGCTTTGCCTGTTCTCTTCTCATGCACAGGACAGCACCCTATAACTTCTGAACCAGTGTCTCTCCTTACATCTACCCCTAACGCTGTAAGAACGTCAGCAATGCTAGAAATACCAGTTGTCATTATCGTCATTTCCAGTTTCCTCCACTTCTGAAAAGTCCATATTTGCCCAATCCCATTTAATACGAACCTCACCCTTTGGTGCTGTTCGTGCAAGTACGACTCTTAAAATTGCTTGGTCTTCAATGTCTGGGTCTGATTCAACACCAACTACAAGGTCGGAGTCTTGAGCAAATGATGATGTGTAACCAATAGAGTCTGCTGTAATTTGCCTACTCTTTCTATTGCCCAACTTCCAACCAAGTACCTGCGTAGTGCCAATAATTGGAATGTCAAAGCGCTGTGCAAGCCTCTTAAGAGAACGAGTGATGTTGGTTAGTGCTTGTGGTGAACCCTTTGGCTCACCGTTTTCATCATCCATTAAGTACACACCGTCAATAAAGAGAACATCAGGTTTGTGCTGTTGCAACTTTCCAGCAATAGCACTTACCGTTGTTAAAGATGATACGTCTTCAGACATGAGATACGGGTGCATATTTTTACGCATTGATATGGTTTTTCGTATCTTTTCTAACTCTGCGTTTGTCAAGTCTCCACGCATAATCTTTGTGTGAGAAATGTTAGACACAAGTGCGTCATATCTAACTGACTGTTCTTCAACGCTCATTTCAAACGAAATATACAATGGAACTTTTCCATGAGTGTGCACAGCATTAGACATGATCAAGGTAATTAAAGACTTACCTTTCTTTGCTTCACCTACAAAGGTAACTAATTGTTGTGGGCGCAATCCAGACGTGATTCTGTCTAGTCCTGCAAACCCCGTAGGAATTCCACGAATAGCATTTGGGGTGTCACGCATTATCTTATACTTTTCAATGCGACTTTCCCAGTTTTGAATTAGGTCAAAGTCTCGTAAACGTGATACGTCTGCTGAGGCTGTTTGCAAACCCTTAGCAAGTACCTGTAGGGCTTCTTCAGTATTGTTGATGTTTA